CTAGAGCATCTACAATAGCAGCACCAGAACCAGCACCATCAGAATAAACAATCTTAGTATCGCCAGCAGGTATGGTTACATTTGCACCTGAACCCTGACTTATAATTATGTTTTGCGAACCACTTGTTGCATTTTCAATAAACCAAAGTTTAGATACTGTGTTAGGACCAATAGTTATAGTACAGGCTGAATCTAATGTTCCTGTATACTTTAAAAATATTGACCTACCGGGGTCTGTAGCACCATCTGCTATAGTAGTTGTATGCGTATCAGCGTTTGTTGTAATTGCTTCTGTGCCGTAACTGAAGGCTTCAGCTATCAACTCCAAATTTGTATTCGTCACATCGCCCCAAGTTCCTGACGCATCACCTGTTGCCATTTCATTGAGTCTTAAATCATTGACGTATGTACTTGCCATTTATTTTCTCCATTAAGCTACTTCTTCCCAATTTGGTGTTTGTGATTCATCTACACTTAGCCAATTAGGAGTTTGTCCGGGAATAACTTCATCCCAAACTAATAATTTACCTGTATTACCTGTTGTTAATACACCAGTTGGTTGAATTACAGCAGTTCCTACTACTGTTAAACTTCCAACTGAACCTGTTGCTACAAAGCCAGTTACAGAGATTATATTATCTGTAACTAAACTTAAAGTTCCTATTGCTGTTGTCCCTACAACATTAGTAACAGACATATTAGCATCGCCTGTTACAGTCTCATCACCTACTGCTATTGTCGAAGCAGTACCTGAAACTCCTGTTATAGCTACACCGGCAGCCAATAATGTTCCTACCGCACCGGTACCAGTAATTCCTGTTTCAGTTACATTAGCATCACCTGATACAGATTCATTTCCTAATGCTGTTGTTCCAGCTAATCCTGTTAAACTTAAGTTACAAATTCCTGTAACCGTTAAACTATTTATAGCTGTTGTAGCTGAAACTCCTGTTTCTGCTACGTTTGCATTACCTGTTGCAACTAAAGAACCTACCGCTCCTGTTGATGTTACTCCTGTTTCTGTAACGTTTGCTACACCGGTTACTGTTAAAGAACTAACAGCACCAGTACAAGTAACACCTGTTTCTGTAATGTTTGCATTACAACTAACTGTTTCTGTGCCTAATGCAGAAGTTGCTGCAACACCTGTAAGGTTTACAGAAACATTGACTATTGCAGGTTGACCCCAAGGACCTGAACCCCAAGTGGACCGACCCCATCCAACAGACATATTACGCTATTCTAATAACTGCGTTACTTGCGTCTGCTGTTGGAAAAGTAATTGTAAATGAACCTGCTGTTGATGTTTTATCTGCTCCAAAATCAAAAACTGCTACTGCTGGGTCACCTGTTGCTGAGTCGTTGTAAATCATACAACCTCTTGCTGTAACAGTTGCTGTTCCAAAAGTTAAATCAGCAAAGTCTGTGAACGCTGTTGTACCTGAAGTAGAAGGGTCAACACGGGTTAACGTATTACCTTTAGCAGTATAGTTTGTACCACTAGCTTCGTTACTTGTTGTATATGCGGTAGTTGCAGCACTCATAGTTGCCGAACTTGTATAAAGTGCAAGCCTAAATGTGCTCCCACCTGAGTTTTTAAAATTATGCACACCTTCCAAAAGTTCTTTCTTGAAAGAAGTACACATCGCTTGTGTAATAGCCATTATAGCCTCCTTATTATATTTGCTAGGTCTTTATGACCTTGTTTTTCTAACTCATTACATATTGTGCAAACATGATTTTGAATACCCTGATTTACATAATATTGAATGACCCATTTGCATCTATCTCTAAATGCGTGTGCTTGTGCTTTTACCATAGGGTCAACGTCATCACTTATAGAAATAAGTTTATTAGTAGCCATTTCAGCCAACTCCTCAACAGTATGTCCTCTATTTTGAGTTGTTGTTACTCCTACGTTGCCTATTGATAATTCAAATTTGTCTGTCTGCATTATGGTTTATTTGGTTCTACTATATCGTTAAATTCTGTCTGTGGGTCTTCTCTTCCTGATATGCCATAAGGCACCATTTGTTGTTTTATGACTTCAGAATACCTACAAACCTTCATTCTATTATCTTCTACATAACTTACTATGGGGTCTTGTAGTCTATGATAACCATAAAGCTTGTCTTTAATCTCTACGTTTGCATCTAGTAAGTTAGACCTAAGTGCTATAGAAACATCTATTTTTTGTTCCATACATTTAGCTAACCAAAACTCACAACAGGCTCTACCCATTTCTGCAAAGTAAACTAGCTTTTTATAAGTAAAATCAGCACCATACATAGCTACAGAGCCAACTTTATTCCAATAAGCAAAAGCTATAGCATAAGCTACTGTATTGTTTAAATATCCGCACTCTGTATCTCTAACGATTGCTTCTATAGGATATAACTCAATATTAGGCACTCTTTCATCTAATTCTACTGAATATATAGGACAAGTTGCTTTAGGCAAAACTCTTCGCATTAATTGAGTTTGATTACCAGCGTCATCAGAATCAAAAAATCTTGTCATGGGGTCCATAGCAAAAATCCTATCAGGATTAGGTATAACCCCTGCCATCGCATTTATAGCCCAAACTTCATCGTATTGTTTACTATGTGCTGTAGCTATATGAAAATCTAATTGACTTTCACCCATAGCAACTATTGCTATATGTTTGCCCTTTAGGTCTTTTATTGGTTTCTTTAACATTATCTGCTCCTTAATGTTTTATGACACAGGTATTTGTAAAGTGCTATCTTTATATGTGTCTGTTGTGTTTCTTCCCTCTGCTAAAACTTTTAATCTAGCTAGTGCCTTTTCATATCTATCGTTATATAAATTCATCAAGTCAGGCTCACCTTTCATATACGTATATGCTTCTACTAAAGACCCATATAGCAAAGCATTTGATGCGTTAGTAGATAACCAAGTTGAATCACTATCAGAACCTGCTGTTATAGAAGTGGGTCTATAAAAATAATGCAGTTCAGATGTATAGTCAGCATCTGGTGTAGGACCTATAATGTATGTATTTTCATCAAATAACGAATAATGTTTCGGAGTTCCTTTTACTGTTGGATTAGGATATGCCTCTCTTATAAAAGTAACGTCTGTTCTAAGCAAATTACTATGAGAATTAGAACTAATAATAGTTATATCAAAAGTATCTAAAAAATCACTAGGCGTAGCTAGATACGGATTTCCATCTGTAAGGGTACCTCGTACGGCTTTCCTGAATACAGGTAGACGTACCATTTTTAAAATTCTTTCTTCAGCTTGTTTTATTATCGTAGGTAAGTCATTAACAAAATTTGTTTCTGAGTTTTGTAGATAATTCTGTATTGCTGATTTTAATTGTGCGTATGTCATAGTTAACTCGTTGTTACTGTAAGCTTACCTACTTTACCAAACATATCTAAACCTAAAGTGGATGAACCTAATTCTGTAATACCACCACCTATAGGATTAAAAGCAGAAAACCTTCTACTAGCTGCTAGACCCCTATCTGGTCTTGGGTCTAACAAAGCTTGAGGGTCATCGCTAGAATATTTGCCTAGTTGTAGCTGTGGTTGGTCTACATCCAAACACTCACTACAAACTTTATAGCCAGTTCTTTTTTGATTATAAATTTCAAAAACTAAATCTGTATATGGATATTCAAACCCACACCTGTCACAAAATGCTATAGATTTTTTACCGGAAGCAAAATTACCCATTAATTTCTACTTACAAAGGGTACGAATCTTACAGCAGCTTTTTCTCTATCTTCTGAGGAAGCAAGTTGCCATTGTTCATCATACATAGCTTTTAAAGCTAAAACTCTTTCTGCTTGGTCTGAATGTTTTACAGATAAATAGTAAGCTAGTCCAGCAGTTGCACAAGGCAAAAACCTAGCAGGTAAATCTAAAGTATTAGATGCAGGACTGCCTACATCTTCTATTCTAGCTATTCTGTAATAAAACAACGTATATGTTTCAACGTCATCCGGTACAGGATATAAATTAACTACAGGTGCTGCTTGTTGTCTATCTATATATATCTGTATAGGTAATCCTTTTGAAAGTTTATTTGGTATAGCAGAGTAAGTAGAAACAGATATACGATTTAATCGTGTATCACTTTGCGTATCAACGTTGCCTGAATTAGTTCTAATAGAATGTTCTATTAAGTCTATAGTATCAGACGGTAACGTATACGTTGCAGTACCTGCTGTTAAAGCTTGTGTACCGCTTTCTACTTTCCATAAATTTATACCACGATTAGCCCACTCAAGAAACATGGTATTTAAGGAGCGTCTAGCACTCCTTAAATGATACCCAGAACGCATCTCTACTCCTGCCAAATCAAAGGCTTCTTCTGCTAGTTCTGTAAAGTCTGGATTGAATGTAGCTGAACCGCTAGTTGCCATTTACACTCTGCCACCAAATTTTTTCTTAACCAAATCTTGATACATCATTGGTCCTTTCATTTTGGATTTACCTTTAGTGTTTCTACCACCAGCCATTTTTTTCATCATAGCTTTGCCTTTAACGGTCTTACCGTTTACGGTCTTACCGTTTTTATACATAGCTTTGCCTTTAGTACGTTTCATACTTTTCTCCGTTAATAGTGTTTATGTGCCCAAATAATAGCACTATAGGTATCGCCGTCTGTATGATTTACTGTAGTTAACAATAAGTCACCATTGACTCCAGTTCCTGCATTATTTGGTATTCCTGATTTACCTTCGTTACCCATAGAAAAATCCCACGTATCTGAAAAGTCAGCAGGTGCTTCAAATATAAATTGATTGGAACTTGCTTTCCAAAATAATTTAAATCCCATGCCTATATTACTAAACCAAATACGTTGAATTGAGACACGGCTACAAGCCGCACCTGTTGTTGGGTTTGAATTTAAAGCAGATACATCAATTTTAGCAACGGCAGATTCACCTGTTCCGTCACTAATATTAGTTATCTTTACAATTAAATTTTTGCCACCGTCTTCTATGGTCTGCGATGTTACTGCATCAGCCATTATAGACCTCCTTAAGCGTCAGCAAATGGAGTTACTACAGTTCCTGAAGCAAGGTTAATACCCTCTACTGCATACTTAGCTGAAGCTATCGCTGTAACTCTAATGATTGTTCCAGCTATTCCGCCTTTAGTAGTACCATTTAAAGTTATAACATCATTACTAGCACCTGAGAAGAATGTTTTACCTGCTGCATCGCTTTTACCCATATATAGTCCACCAACGAACTTATCTGTGCCGTCAGTTTTAATATCTAAGTCTGTAGCTGCTGTTTCTATTACAAAAGTAAAAGAAGCACCCAAGTTGTTAGTTTGATTAGGGTCATCATCCCTACCCGGAGCAGTTGCAACAATACTTGGTAAAGTAAATTTACCATCAGCATCATTACAAGTAAGAATCTTACCTGAGTGTGCTGCTACTGTAAGTGTAGTGTCTGCTGTTAAGCTAACTACGGTTGCATTACCTGCTGAAATGAAACCAGCTAGTGACCTAACCGGTCCTGAAAAAGTTGATTTTGCCATAATTAAGTCTCCTTAATACTCTATCGTCTTGGCGAGTCTGCTAGGTCAGTCGATAGATTAAATAAAACCCTAGATTTAAAACGAAAAAAAGGGCGATAGAATTAACTATCGCCCATTTATTCTTAGCTACTACCCGGTGAACCGTAGATTCCCATGTAGTCACTTACTCCAAATGAGTAACGCTCTCTCGCTTTATAACGAACATTTCCGGTGTCAAAGTCACCATCCATAGAAGTTTCTAAAGCTGTTCTTTGGAAGTGTTTCATTCCATTAGGAACATCAGTAATAATGAAGAAAGCATTGGAATCTGTTAAATAGTGATTAACAAAATATCCTTCTGGTATTGCTCCATTATTTCTAAGTGCGTTGATGTCATTGTCAGAAGTTCCAACTCTGCCTTCAGTCTCTAAGAGTCTTGTAGCAGTAAATTGTAACGCTGATGGAATAATCAAACGTCTTGGTTTAGCAGCAACCAAAAGTCCACGCTCATCTTTATATCCAGCAATATCTATTACTGCATTTTCTAATGAGGTTTCGTTAAGGTCAGTTGCTGTGACAGGACGGTTATTATTTTTACCGCCGTCAACCAAGGGGTGTCCGTCACCACCAGTAACTCCGTCACCTGATGCAGTAAATAAATTTACTCCGTCACCAGATTGGAAAGAGTTTGTAAAACCATTGTTCAATGGATTTACAGCTTTTACCTGTTTAGTGTAAGACATAGCCCTAGCTAGTGCTTTTGTATATCTAGCAGAAAGCGAATCATAAAGATTATCTTCCATCGCTTCTTCTGTAATACTAAAGCCCATCGCTATAGTTTCGTGATTATAACGTGCTGTGTAAGTTTCTTGTGCTGAATCATAACTGATTGCAGAACCTTCATTCTTAACAGGAGCAGCATCAAATCCACTCAACTTCACCTCTTCCTCGAAAGAACGGTCAGAGTTTTCAGTTTCATAGATAGCTGCGTGCTCATCGTCATAAGACGTGTATTCATCGCCAAAGAGTGCATTCAATCCCGGAAGTAACTCTTTGAGCATTTGTGCTCTTGATATAGCCATTTATATACTCCCTTTAAACACCTGTGGTGTTGTCATATTGATGCCCTGCGTTAAATTTAACGATAACATCTGTGTAAGCGTCACCAACTGAGCTATCAGGACCATCAACAAAGTCGATGATTCTAAGTGGAAGCGTAGCAGTAGTAGCAGCAATAGTTGAACTATCGACAGCGTTTTTACTACGTCCAATGCTCGTTGAACCTGCGGTCTGAACAATCGCTACATTATTACCTATAGCTGTTTGAGCCAAAGAATCGTCCCCTTGCATTTTCATCAATACATTGGGGTCATCTAACACATAGGCTTTTATATCACTAGCAACCGTAGAAGCTGGATAAAACTGCGAATATGTAGGTTGATTTGTAGTCGGGTCAGTATAAGAACAACCCATAAAAACACCTGTAGGTGTTAATGAAGTAGTTCCTGTATCTTTTTCTATAGTTCCGGCAGCGACTGTTTTTACGAAGTCACCGTAGAATATAGCGGTGCCATAATTACTGGCTATCTTTAAGTGTCTAACTTTTCCTGTAAAGGAACCGCTTGCACTCAGAGTACCAATAGGTTCTGCACCCATAGGAGTTGCCGTTGAAGACATAAATTTTTCTCCGATTAAATTAAATAAAGCACAATTAATTACTTAATTGTTGCCACCAAATTTAACCTTCGTAGTTCTTTCTGGTCTTAGTAAAGGCATACGAGGGTCATTTTCTCGTAGATAATTTCTATCAACACCTTCCATTTGTTGCTGTGCCATATCCTCATAGTATTTCGACCTCTGTTGCATTGTTTTTTCAGGGGCTTTACATAAAAGTAAACCGCCTATTTCAATGTTACCTTTAGCCGCAAACTGTGAACCATAGTCAGATTGAATTTTTAATTCAGGATGTTCTTCAGCCATTACAGGTTCCCAACCTTCACGAAAACGTGTTGAAACGTTTATGTTGTCGGACTCCCCTAATATAGAAGTTCTAATCCATCTAAAAACCCAACCGTCTTGCGGTTCAGGTATTGGCAAAAGTGATTGAGGAATAAAAGCATCATTTGGACGAGTATCGTCTTTTCTTTCATCTACATCTCTAGGTGCACGCTTATCGACTACAGACTCTTCTGTAGATTCATCTGTGTCGTTTTCATATATATCAGACATTAAATTTTCTCCTTAATGAGTTCTTTAGCATATCTTTCTGGACTAATCCCAAGACGCTTTGCGAGAGCGACTTGAGTTGAAGTTAACTGCACTTTGCGGGGTTTGCTACCATTATTGCGATTAGATGGTGCTACTACCGATTGTGTATTTCTGGGTGTCGCAGTTTCAGCAACTTCGTTGCTTTCTTCAGGTGTTTCCACCCCGAAATAATCAGGGAAACGGAGTCGCATACGCTTATCCACTTCCTCATAATACTTATCTGACTGTGGCGATATACCTTCCTTTCTAACTAAGGTTTCATGTATACCATAAGCCAAAGCAGTCATTTCCTTTTGGTCATCTGACCCGAACCACGAATTGTTTCTCAACCAAGCCACCGCCTTTGGGTCTATTGTTGGCGGTTGTTGCGGTATAGGTTGTTGTTGTCCAACAGGCTGTTGTGGTGCCTGTTGTGCTCTTGCTTGCTCAACAGCTAAGTGGTCTTCTGCAACTTTTAACTCTGATTGAGCCTTTAACATATCGTTAGTTGCATTAGTTATTTGTTCCGTATCACCTGACTCATGTGCCGCCATGTGATTGCGTTTAGCCTGTTCTAGTTGTGCTTCTGCCTTTGCTTTTACTTGTTGCATCAAGGCACTTTCACCACGTTGTACTAATGCAGACAATCTTCTGTTTTCTTCTGCTTGTTGTTTCGCAAAGCTAACAGATTCTTCTCTTAGTTTTTCTGCGGCTTCTTTTGCACGTCTTTCTTCGTGAAATTCGTATTTTAATTTATTAATACGTTTTTTAACTCGCTCATCAATGCCGTCAATTTCTTGTTCTATCTCAGCTTGGTCAGCTTGTTTTTGTTCGTCAGAACGAGGTGTTTTTCTGTCATCCTCCGGTCTGTCGTCTATAATTTCTACGTCAAAATCTTCAGCAGAATCATCAGATACTACAGTATTTTTAATTCCTAAAAACTTCTCTTCTTGCGAATGAGGGCTTTCTTTTACTATATCTTCTACTGGTTCAACTGCTTCAAATTGTTCTTCTGCAAACTCTTCGTTTGTACTCATGCTTTAACCACTCCTCTTGGGTCTTCAACAACGGCTTCAACGCTGTCATCGTTTATTAATCTAAATTCTTTGCCGTGTACTAAAAATCTAGTTCCGGAATAAGAACGCATTATTATCCAATCACCTTCCTTACAATATGCACCGTTTGGAAAACGTTGTTTATCTTGGTAGGCATCAGGACCTAATTTCATTACAAATCCACATATTGAGCCTACAGATTCTCTTTCAACGTAAGATGAGGCTTTTATAATGCCCCCTTCTGTTTTCTCTTCTGCTTCAGGTAATGCTATTAATATTCGATAACCAGAGGGTTCTGGTAATTGTTTCGCTGTAGGTTCCTTTTTAACTTCAGTTTCAGAACCTTTTATTTCTTTTGCTGCTTCCATATTTTATTTTAATTGCACAGGTTTAGGACCTGCGACCTTTGCATCGTTATGATGTATCTTCTGCTCTCTCTATTAGGTCAAGCAAATCTCTTTCTGCTAAAGCTAGTCCGGCTACTATACCTGCCATATACCTATAGTCTGAAAAATCTTTACACGCACCACCAGCCATAACGTCTGTGTGGTCGTTCATTCGTTCCCTAATCATTTTGCGTAATGCATCAGGGAAGTTATCTACTATTATTTCGCTGCTCATTTATCTTTGTTAAAAACATCAGATGCAATCTTTTCACCAATTTTTGCACCTTCTATCTTCTCCTTGCTGCTTATCTCTGCTTCATCCGTAGCAAGCCTTGCAGCTATATTAGCACTTGTTATTCTTTCTTGTGAAGCTAATCGTTCTAGTTCAGTACCAGCAGTAATTGTAGATTTTTGTAAGTCTGCAATAATCTTCTGAGCATCTGTTTGCATTTTAGCTTTAACTTGTGCTTCTCTAATATCCAGTTCACGGTCACGTTGCTGAATAACAGGGTCTTTAAGTTTTTCTTGTATTGATTTCTGTCTTTCTTCAGCAATATCTTTGTGTAGGACTCGCTGTGCCGCTTCAGATACTAACTGAGACAATCGTAATTCGATGTCTTCTGGTAGTGGCTCATCGGGTGGTGGAAGTGGCACACCGAGTTGTTCTTCTATTTCTTTTCTGTATTGGAAAGCAATATGTTCTGTTACGTGTTCTGTAAATGCTCCTAATATAGCATTAGCATTTTTGCTTTGACCAATCATCTTTCTTATTTTCGGGTCATCAGCCATAGCCATATGAGTAGCTATATGTGCTTCGTGGTCTTGATACATGAAAGCTTTTACAGGCTTTTCGTTCAGTATATTCATGTTCTCAGATACAGGATTAGTAGGCTCTATATCTTCTTCTAGTGGTACTATGCTTTCCGGTTCACGTATACCTAAAGTCTCAAGCATCTGCCTATGCAATTCTGCCATGTTATACATCTGAGGTGACTGTTGAGCAAGCTGTAAAGCAGCTTGATACTGCATAATCCTTTGTGCTGTTGTAGAAGCATTAGGGTCAGATACCGGTATTACATCAACTTCATCGTCAAAATCGCTAGGAAGCAATTCTTGACCCTCTGTTTCGTATGGATATTCAGTTGGACCAAAATCTCTTATAATTCCTGAAAGAATATTCAATTCTTTCTTCATAGAAGCATGAATTCTAGCTTGAACTGACCCCATAACCTTCATAGAACGCTCTAAAATGGCTAAAGTTGTCCCGACAGGGGCTTGATTGTTCATATCAGCCACTTTCATATCAGCTACAGACGCAAATCTACGTCCTTCTTCTACTAAATTGTCTAATAATTGATATAAAACGCCTGAAGGCTCTTTATATGGTAAAAAAGTTATATTATCTCGTATTGCACCGCCCGGAACGTCCACATCTCTAAACTCACCCGGCATAATTGGCGTATCATCGCCTTTAATTCGCAGTCCTCTGGACTTTAAACCACCCGGAAGGTTAGAAAGTGTGCCCGCATCTACTAATTGTCTTAGTAAGCTTGTTGCAGACTTTGCAATTCCACCGATTAAATGTATTAAACCAAAACCATAGAACCCTAATCCCGGTAAATATTGGTAATGAACAAAATGTTGTCGAGACATTTTCTGTTCATCTTGTTCATACCAATTTCTCCTTATAGAAAGGATTTTTCGAGACGAGAAATCAATCGTAACTATGTAAGGTAGTGCTATTCCAGTAGGCATACCGTCTTTTAAATCAGGAAATTCCTCTAAATCGAGGTCAACCATCATTTCTAACAAGGTATGTCTATTGTCATAGTCATAACTGGTGCTGTCACCGGTTAATTTATTGTATTTTTCCTGTATGTCACTTAAATCTTCTGAAGGTGTAGCTAATTCTATGTTCCTGTAGAAGCCATTTACCTGTAATTTCCTAACTTCGTTAGGAGTTTTCTTCATAATGTGCGTAGCACGTTCGCAAGTTGTTAGGTCAGCAGCACCATAACTCACTACAAAGTCTTCAGCAGGTACAAACATAGAGCATGGTCTATTCATGCTAGGGTCAAAGTACACTTTTCTGAAAGCAGAACCCGCTAAAGGCAGATTAAATAGTAATTTTTCTGTCTCTGTACGGTATTCAGTCATTTTATCCGTCAAAAGATAGTTCAAATAGTCTTTTACACGGGCTGCTTGTTGTTCTTTTTCTCTAGTTATAGTGCCAACGACCTGTGTTCTTACCGGTCCGTCTGCTGGTAATAATTCTTTATAAGCT